GGCCTAGACTTCGATCTTACTCCTTTTATCTAGGATGCTTTAAATAAAGAGCGTACAGGTAAATATACAGAGTTTAAAAAAGGAACTAAGAGCTATGCTGAGTTCTGGAAAGAAAGAGCCAGAAGATGCCGAGATGGTTACGAAGTAAACGGTTATAGATTAACTGGGGATAATTACTTTTTTATTAACTTTTATCGCATTTTCTCGGCTAAGACTGGATATGAAACTTTCCCTACTTTTACTAATGTGCAATATGAATGGTTTCATTATGTAGAGATGGCAGAGAAGCTAGGGCTAGACTGTGTGGCTTTAAAAGCTCGAGGGGTGAACATCTTGCCCCGCTAGCTGGTAACAGTTAGGCAATAATTCCGAAAAATCGGTGAATACTAAGTGATTATAATTTAAAATTAAAACACGTTAAAAATGAATAACAACTTTTATAAATTAAATGGAAGCAAGTATAGAATCAATCATGATTTCTTTATTAATATAAATTCTGAAATTCAGGCATATCTTTTAGGTTTTTATATTGCTGATGGAAATGTTAACCAAAAGAGAAAAACTTTTAGAATTAAAATATCTGAAGAAGATATTGAGATTGTAAAACTGTTTAAAGAATTTATAGCCCCTGATAATAAAATTGTAGAATACAAAGCTTACGAAGTGCAAGGGCGAAATGGTGAAACTTATACAGGAAAGCCGCAAGTAGCTATAGATATAAATAGTGCTAAGCTTGTTAATTCTTTAGTATCTTTGGGATATGGGTATAATAAAACCTATGCAGATTTATCACTTCCAGAAATATCAGACGAATTAAAAATTCATTTAATTCGTGGGTTTATTGACGGCGATGGATCTATTAGTTCTTATATATCAAAAGAAAAAGGAAAGAAAGACCGGGCTCGTTGCTGTGTTTCTATTTGCTCTAAAACTGAAAACTTTTTAAAAGAGATTAAAAAGTTCTTAGAAACAAAAGGAGTAACAATGAATATAGCGCACTTAAAACGTGACGACATGTATAGGCTGTCTACTCAATCTAAAGAGCAAATATTCAAATTGTATAATTTAATTTATAAAAATGCGAATTATTCATTGAGTCGGAAATTTGAAAAAATAAAATCATATGTAAATACCGAGATCCTACCGAAGACCGCGGAGGATTGTAACGCGTAGGTGATGAGCGCTATGGAAGCAATAACTCACCCAAGAGTTCGGGACCCCTACGATTAGGGTGAAAATGTACGCTGAACTTATAGGAAACTATAAGAGCTGTAGGATAAAAAGCCTACAGGGTAACAAATTTGAGGATGGTCAGAAATGGCGGCTTCTATGGGCGTTTGTCCTTACATAGTACGCCGGGAGTTGACCATGTTTTATACAGCAAGTAAAGAAGACTATTTAACAAACTTGTTAGATAAAGCTTGGTATTAGTTAGACTGGTTAAACAGAGAGACAGATGATGGTTTTAAGAAGTTGAGACAGGTTAAGAACTCTCAATTTCACAAAAGAGCGTCTATGTTAGACCGAGAAAAGAATGAATTCGGAAGTAATACATAGATTGTAGGAGTAACGGCGGACGTACCTAATAAGGTCCGCGGCTTCCGTAGTCATCGTTTGTTTTATGAAGAAGCGGGTTCAAATCCTGTCTTTTAGACTTCTTGGGTACAGGGCGAGGCTCTTGTTACTCGTGGTGGTCGTAAGATGGGGACACGGTTTGCGTGGGGGAAACATTAAAAATAAGATCATTATATTTGTTGAGTAAATTTAAATACTAAAATACTGGTAGTTATGTCAGAAAAACAAAAGCTAATAAATAGCGCAATTGAAGAATATGTAAATTCAGATATTTACGAAAGAAGTATAAACGATTTATCCGAAAAGTACGGATTAAACAGAAAGACAATAGTTAGACACTTAAAAGCAAGTGGCATAGAAATAACAAATTCCCATGGTAAAGCAAAAATAAACTCTGATATTTTCGAAGTAATAGATACAGAGGAGAAGGCTTATTGGTTAGGTTTTTTGTATGCCGACGGTTGTATTTATGCAAATGGCAAAAGCGTAAGTTTAGGATTAAGCCAAGCTGATCATGATCATATTGTAAAGTTTAATAACTTTTTAGGAAGAAATAAAGCCGTTTATGTTAAAACTAATGGTAAAGATAAAAACGGAGGGCAGTTATGGTGCTCAGAGGTTAGATTTAATGATGCTAAGGTTTGGAGTGATTTAAATAATAAAGGTATTACTCCTAATAAATCTTTAACTATTAAATTCCCAAATAAAGATATTTTTAAAACTAACGACTTAATTCGCCACTTTATTCGTGGATATTTTGATGGTGATGGATGTGTTACATGGTGTAATTCAAATAGAACTACTCCATCAGTCAATATTATTGGAACATTAGACTTCTTAAAAGGCATAGAATCTGAATTTGGAGATAATGCTTATATTTGCCATAAGAAAAATAAAAGCGATGAAGTTTTTACATTTAAACTGACAAACTTAAAAGCTTTTAAATTCTTAGAGTATATATATAAAGATTCGACTATTTACTTAGAAAGAAAATATAATAGATACTTAAACTTTGTCCCCTCTTACTCTGGGAAGGGTAAGTAATAAATCGAGCAAAATCGGTAGAGGCTGAGATGCTAGTACCGAGGTAATCTTTTAGATTGCGAAAGGCTAAAAGACACCGTAGAGCGTAGCTGTTGAATAAATATAATACAGCCAAGAGTGCTCGACGCCTAGAACAGGCGAAAATGTACGCCGAACTTGAATTAATCAAAATTCAAGAATCAGAGGATAAAAAGCCTCTGAGATAACACTATTGACTGGAGGCGATTCAGGCCCGTCTCTTGCAGGCTTAGCTTTAATTTTCAACAACCCGCAAACCTTCGACTGTTTGCCATATGTTCACAATTTCACGCCTTCAGGTGACACTGTACTTACTGGGTTCTTTATCCCAGCATATAGGATGCATTTTGATTATTTAGATGATCGAGGTGTTACAGATTCACAGAAGGCCAAGACATACTTCTTAGCTCAGAGAGATAAGAAGCAAGTAAACCCTTAGGCATATTTAGAATATTGTTCTGAGTATTGTTTCACTCCAGAAGATGCACTTATTCGTGAAGGTTCTAATAACTTTAACTAGGCGGCTTTAGCTGAATAGTTAGCTTAGTTGCTTATACATAAGACGGTTAAAATTCCTATCCGTGGTTTTTTAATGGGTGGTAATAGTAACGGTGCGGAGACTAACCCGATTGTGTTTAAGCACGACATGAACGGTGACACGTTGGTATTAGAAGAACCTTTAAGAGATGAAGACGGGAATGTTCCTAAAAACCTTTACTGTGCTGGCATTGACTCTATCGACGTCGGCAAGAATGACTCAACAGGTTAGCCGGATGTTTCTGACTTCTGTATTGTAATTAAAAAACGAGTCCATGGAGTAAAAGAGCCCTAGTATGTTGCGATGTATAAAGGCAGACCAAATGACGTACGACAAGCTTATGCTAATGCTATTAGAATGATGGAATGGTATAATTGTCGATGTGTTGTGGAAACTACCAGAACTAATATTATTACTTATGCCAGAGAGAAGAAAAAGATCCATCTTTTTATGACTAGACCTAGGGCTACGATTTCAAATGTTAAAACCAATACTACAATGATTGGCGCACCAGCTACTGAAGGGGTAATCAAGCACTATCTCGAAAAACTCGAAGAATTTGTAAATGATTATTCACACACGATATGTTTCGAAGAAATGCTTCAGTAGTTCTTGCGTTACGATTATGACAATAAGCGTAAGTTTGATATTATCGCAGCTTGTGGTATGGCAGAGTTAGCAGACGAGGAACTTTTCGCTGCTCCTATTGTATCTTAGGAATAGTTTAAGAAAACCTGGAGAGATATTGGTTATTATAGAGATGAGAACGGTTAGCGACGTTTTGGGGCTATACCAACTAAAGCTGAATTAGAACTTTATAATTCAAGATGACAAGATTAGAGAGAAAAATTAAAGAACTCATAGAATGTATTTATCAGTGTGAGTTTAAGGGAAAGGTGGAAGTTAAAGAATATCCTGATGCTTATGCTTTAAGGTTGTCATTAAACCAAGACGAGCGTCCGATTTTCATAACTTACCAATGTGATGAGAATGATTTTATAAAAAACATAGCAGATGAATTAAGAACA